AATGTTAAAGTTGGGGATATTGTGCAGTCTCGTGTAGGAGCACGTCCTATTAAAAAGGTGTGGAATTATGGAATTCATAAGGCATTGCAGATTGTTACAAAAGATGGGCATTCGATCACAGTAACTGATAATCATAAACTAGAAGTTCCAAGGTGGAGTAGGTCGCGTCTTCCCCTTCTTACTAATGGGGATGGATGGAAATGGCAAAAGGCAAGTAAGTTTCATGTAGGAGACATCTTGCACACATGGGATGGACCTACAGAGGTAGATGTATTGAATTATGATGGTCCTTTAACGGAGGATTTAGCTTGCCTCTATGGTATGATTTATGGAGATGGGAATCTTCAAAAAGATGGGGTATCAATATCTTGTCATTCTACTGAGATAGCTGATTGCGGGGCTTTTGTGCGTCGAGTTGTTGATGCTAGATGCACATCATTATTTTATGATGGACCAAATCGTGGCAGAGTTCAGTTTTCGTCTAGAAGTTTTGTTAAGCATATGAAAGAATTGGGGTTCGATAAAAAAGGACTTCCTAATGTATTACTAGAAGCGCCTAAGAGAATACAAGCTGCCTTTTTGCGTGGGCTGTTTAGCACGGATGGTTCTGTAAAAAGGAGAGATGGGCAAGTTTCACTATCCACCAAGCATAAGTGGGTTGCAGATTATGTGCGAAATTTTTTACGAATGGCTTACGGGTTAGCAACACACACTACTATTACAAATCCCTCTAAATATGATGGAAGTTATATCAATGGATACCACGTATGGTCATCTAGTAAAAAACATTACATAGTATCTGTAAGGGGTAGCCGCAAGAACTTTCTTGATAACATTGGATTTGTGTATTCTATCAAAACAATTTCTATGGAAAAGCATAGAAAAGTGAAAGGAAGAAGAATAGGTTCTTCTATCGTTTCTATAAAAGAAGTCGATGCCACTGTTTTTGACTTTGAGGTAGAAGACGATCATAGTTATCTTGCTAATGGATTTGTAAGTCATAACAGCGTAGACTTCAAGCAGATTATGGGGAAAAAGGGGTATGTAACTGATTACCTATCGCTCGATAGGACTACCGGGCCTTATGTATCATTCAAAAATGCAATGCAGGATAACCGGGTATTATTACCTAGGTCGAATATTCTTGTAAAAGAACTTGTTGAACTCGAATATACAAGAAATGGTGCCAAAGAGAAGGTGGATCACCCTGCTCGGGGTTCGAAGGATGTGTCTGATGCGGTCTGTGGTGTTGTTTCAACGCTTTTGACGCGAAGGTCTGCATGGGTAGGAAGGCCACGATTTATGGGCACAGGTGGGTTTATGATGCACGGTAATAGAACTGTGCAACCAAACGTGTATCTTCCTACCGCCGAGGATATTGAGAAATTAGAAGCATCACCTCGTAAAAAGACTCTTCCTAGGCGTTCCGTGGATAGGAAATCAAGAGAAGATCAGTAATAAACATCTTGATTTTTATCGGCCAATTTGCTATTCTTAGCTATAAACCACGGAACGGGCTTTATTGTGCTAAAGCGCATAAAACGAATTACGTCAAAGGTTGCCAAGCCACATGACCGTGGCTTAGCCGCACTTAGTCGTATGGGTAAGATAGCCCTGCATTTATCAAAACTTGCAGATACAGATTTCACAAAGAGACAAGCAATGAAAGCTGCTGTGCAGTATCACGCAATCCACCACGATCACCTATTTTTGCGTATTCGTCAGTGTATAACGAAAGCCGAAAAGGAGGGATCGTGGGCTTTTATGCACGGTTGTTTTTCGCAGGCTACTGAAATATATGCTGTAGCTTCGATAGCCTATGAGGTATTTAATCAACCAATAATGTCTGATGGGTTATTCGATAGCCTTGCAGAATTTTTACTAAAAAATTATGATAGTATAACAGATTTTTGTAAAAAGGAATGGAATCTCAATAAGGGGATATTTCGGGCAGGGACGGGATCGCCCTTCCACGATATAAAATTGTTCCCACAGTTGCTACCGTATTATAACCGTTTACAGGAACACTATAAAATGGGGGTAAATAAACGTGAGCGTGCCAGAGCCGAAAACAACTCCACTATTTTACGAAAACCCAATGTCAGAACAGGGACAGATGGTCAGGGTAGAATTAGAAAAACGCTTCGACGCCCTATCAGAAAATTATGATCAGGCAACTGGAATCGCTGCACTCAAATTATCGAAACAGCTTGAGTTGGCTGAGCGTTGTTTGGACTGGCAGGGGGCTAATCCAAAGGAACTTGATATTGCGGAACTAACCGAGGTTATTCGTGAACCTACAGGGGAGGACGTAGTTGAAGATACTTATCGGGCCAAAATTAAAAACCAAAGAACGGCAATACGGGCTTACTGTGTTGTATGTATGGGGGGTTCAGTAGTCGNTGTAAAAGAGTGCTCATCCGTGTCTTGTCAACTATTCCCATTCAGAATGGGGCGTGATCCTATTCGGGGTTATCTTCTGCCTAAACCAGAGAATGACCCACCTATACTAGATGATGAGTTAATTGACGAATCACTTGACGATGACGAATCGGATGATGACGATGAAAAGGATGATTCCTGTGAGGATTAAACGTAGGGTTATCGTTGGACAACAACTATCAAACCAAGAAACATATGATAAGGAAGGGGTAAAGGAAGGGGGGACGTTTAACTTCGAAGTTAAGCCTAAGTTGCCATTACCAACTCCGGGGTTTACAGGTTTTGGCAGGGAACTTGGCCCTATCGCACTCGGATGTAACCATGAGATGGGTGACTCATCTGCGGACGCTGGGTTTAATGCTGGCGATTACGTGCAGATGCTTAGAACTCCATACGATAGTAAAAATAATGCGGAGATTCGGTATCGCAATCGTATTCGTAACAGAGCCACTGGTATTGTTGCAAAGTGTGTTGACTGTGCGGGGACTCGTAAAAATGTTACTGAATGTGCAGCCGTAGATTGCCCTTTATGGGGATTTCGTTTAGGATCAAATCCGTTTAGACGGCGTAAATAACATGGTTGTAATAAAGAAACGTAAAACTCTAGATGACAAAATCTGCGAGATGGTTGCACCTAACTGGCAGGATGTGTTTCGACATAGTATGATAAAAAGTATTGTAAATGATCCACACAAATTATGGAATCAAAGTGTGGAGGTTGGGCACTTATTGTATATCGCCTCTCTATGTAAACAAGGTATTTTGACTCAAATATCCACTAAAGAGAAGGTTTTCATGTATCTATTGTGTTTTGTTATGTGGCGTATGTTCGGGAAATCATTCCTTACGGATTCCGAATATGCAGTATTGGCTAGGCACCTTTTTGGGAGTGTAATGTTAGATAAGATAGATCACGGGGATGCTGTGCCATTAGCACATAGAATGTCTTTCATATTCGATATTCCTAGGTATGCTAAAGAGTATCGTAAGGCTTGTTCAATGCCTATTCCTGCTGTTAAAACCATAACTCCCATTAACCGTATAGTAAACAAACCACGGCTTCATAGAATAAAGTTAAAGAAGTAAGTTGCCGTAGGGATTATAACCGGGTATAGTATCCTCAACCTTCCCACGAGGATATTAGCACTATGACCTCACCGCATACCAAGCAGACCGCCGATGAACCGATTACCCTGATCAATCAAGACCCGGCAATACTGCAACCACATAAACTTGTGCGGCGCAGCTTTTCAAAAACATTAAATAGATTTATCGGGTCAGGGGAAGAACAAAACCTTGGCGTCACAGAAGTGGTTAACGATCTTCTCGAACCGGAGAAGATTATGAAAGGGTTGTTCGGTTTTAATGATCTTTCAAGTTTTGGGAAACCAGTTCCATCGGGTAGTTTTTCTATCGACATACAACATGGTGATTTAGGGACGAAACAGGTTGTCCAACCTGTGTTTTCTTTCAAGCAATTATCACACTTATATTTGACCTCAACAACGCTACGAGAATGTATTCAAGCATATGTCAGGAATATTGAATCTTACGGACACCGTATTGAGTATATCGGTCCAGAGGGGAAAAGAGAAAGCCGCGCGGCTAGGTCGGAGAAGGCAAAACTAGATTCTCTACTTACGTCCTTGGTGCAAAACGGGGAAACTATAACAGAGGCACGAGAGAATTCACGTATTGATAAGGAAGTCATAGGGGCAAGGGCATTTGAGGTAATGGAGGATACGACTGGTCGTGTTGTTGGTATTAAGCGCATTCCTACAAATACATTATTGATGACTCGTTTAGATAAAGAATTGACTCCGGCATTACTCTGGAATCCTGTGACTCATAGTTTTCAAGTGCAAATGCGGCGTTTTCGCCGATATACGCAACGTGACGATGACGGCAAAGCCGTATATTTCAAGGAGATTGGAGACCCACGGCCTATCAACCCATCGACTGGCAACGTGGATGAGAGCCTTTCAATCGAAGAAGAGGCAACCTCTATTTGGTATGACCGCTATTATACCCCCGGATCATCATATGGCACGCCACAGTGGGCTGCATGTATACCTTCGATGCTTGGTTCTCGTGAAGCAGAAAGTGTGAATTTGTCGTTTTTCCGAGATAATGCCATACCTGCGATGGCTGTGCTCGTGAGTGGTGGTGCCCTTACTGAGGAGTCTTTTAACAAGATTGAATCCTATTTTACCCAAGTTAGGGGTAAAGATGCACAGAATCGCATCGTTGTGCTTGAAGCATCGTCGGACATATCCGAGGTTGCTGGGATTGACGGCTCTATAAGTGCCCCAAAAATCGACATCAAACCTATGCTATCCGACCGTCAGCACGAAGGTTTATTTAGTAAATACATTGAAGCCGGGAGTGAAAAAATAAGGCAATCGTTACGGCTGCCACCAATCTACATCGGCCATGCTGCCGAGTATAATCGTGCATCAGCGTTTGCTTCAATGCAAACAGCGGAACAACAAGTTTTTATCCCAGAACGACTTTCGTGGGATATGTTTATGAACAATGTTATTCTTGCAGGGCATAGTTTTACTTATTGGAAGGTGTCCTCTGTTCAACCTGCATATAATGATCCACAAGAAACCGCACAAATGCTTACTGTTCTTGGTAAGGAGGGGGCACTTACTCCAAATATCTGTATTCAACTATCGAATCGTTACCTGAATACAGATATAGAATCGGTTCATAAGGATTGGGGGGATATGCCATTTGCTGTTACAGTAGCCGCTTTAGCTAATGGCTCTAAAATTGATGGTTTTGAGTATATAATGAAAAAGTTGGCCGATGGTGCCACTGATAATTCTACTACTGATACAACAGTAAATGAACCTGTAGACAGCGGGACTGTTGTTACCAAGAACGCTGTGGCAGTTATGCTTGAGGATGTAGCAGAACTTGGTTCTAGAGTTGTGCAGACATTTGAGCATGTCTCCTGATTCGCTATAACCGGTTATAGGTGGAAACTCCAATGCACATAGAGCGTATACTTAAGGAAGCAAAGGTGGACTCGACTGACAAGGTTTCCTATACTTTGCAGTATAGGATAACCAAGATTGATCTTGACCAGCAATCGGTTACGGGTGTCGTATACTCGCCATGGATTCTGGATAGCCAAGGGCACTATATGTCAGATACAGAGGTTGAAAAAACGGCACATGCTTTTCTCATGTCAGGGCGTCAAAATCAGGTTGATGTAATGCACGATAACCGTGTTATAAATGCCATGGTGGTAGAAAGCTATGTTGATCACGTTGGCTCTGCCGATATACCAGCAGGGTCATGGGTTGCTACTACAAAAGTTCACGATAAACACGTATGGGATCGCATCAAAAATGGGGAATTAAACGGCTATTCCATGGAAACAATGTCCTATATGGTAAAACATAAAGCCGAGATTACCTTTGATGCTTGGGTGCTAGGTGAGACACAACCCGATCCTTTTGATGGACATACACACACCTATCTGGTAAAGATGGATGATAAGGGCAACCTTGAAAGGGGCTTTACCAGTAATGACGGCCCTGATAATCATCGTCACACCATTAGTCGGTTGTCTGTTACCGACCCTTACAACAATACTACCCACCGCTTCATCGTCTAGAGGGATTCGGTATGCTGAAACCAAAGCGCAAAAAGTTTGTCCGCACCGTCACCGCCTTGGTTGACGCTGACCCTACTTATGTTTCAATCGTGTCGGCTGGTGCGAACGGCTTGCCCTTCAATGTAGTCAAACAGGAGAATTCCACCATGGGCATCAAGATCAAACCCCGCAAGATCAAACCCAGCAAGATCACCGACAACGTGATTGCTGCGAAGAATCAGGTTTTGAAGAATGCAAATAATCGTGTAGCGAAGGCTAGGGAGGTATTGGCTGAACCAACAGTCAATGATCGAGCGATTATCAAATTCTTTTACGCAAAGGATGATTTCAAAACCGAAGAGGCTGTGCGTGAGCACTTAAACAAGTCTGACTTCGAAGGCACTGTTACCGTTACCGATGAGGATTACCGATTTGTCGTGTCCAACTCGGAAATTGATAATTCTCGCATTATCAAGCAAGCAGAGGTCGAAGCAGACCAAGGTGTTATTGCTGTTGTTGCATCCCTCAGGGGGGAACCAGCAGAAGACATCAATAATGATAGCAGTAATGATGCTGCTACGGTCGAGGGGGAGCCGGAGGTCGATACTACCCCCGAGGATGAGGATGATGCCAAGGCTGAGTTACTATTTTCGGCTGACTCAATAACTGAGTTTTCGGCTGATTCGGTAACTGAGGATGACAAGGATAGTGATTCTACCGAAGTTACCCAAGAGGCCACTAACGATACCACTACCCAAATCAAATCGAAAAAAGCACTGTTCCTTGATAGTATTACTGCCGAAGTAGCAGCAGAACATACCGAGACGGAAGAGCAGAAATTGCAGAAATTCGATTTTTGGGCAGCCTACGATGACGGCTCTTCGGATTTCATGACTCTCCTAAAAACTGGTAGCAGTGACGGTGCTGCACCGGGTTTTGATGATACTATGTGGCTTTTCGGTCAGTCTATTCGCAATGCCCTTGCCAATGATACTGCCCCAGATACATCTATCAAGAAAAGTTCTGATGATTTCAGGACGGTAATTATCGGTATGCACAACCTGTTTTCTAATATTGTCAATGCCGATATTGATGTGGTCGCAAAAGCTGACAAAGATAAGGCAGATGGTTTGACGAAGTGGGCCAAATCGTTCGGCAAGTCTTTGGTCGGGGATCGTGCGCGTGATACCGGGCTTGTGACTAAGGCTGTTGCCCAAGTGCCTGCTATTGATACTGGTATCTTTACGAAAGCCTTGGCAGAAGCATTGGCTCCACTGCAAGCAGAAGTCGAATTAGTTGTTAAAACTGTTGACAAATTAAGTTCTAGGCGTCAACTTTCCAAAGGTATAGACCTCGCTGATGCCACTACTTCGGAAGGCACGAATACTACCCCTACCAAGAAAGAGGCGGACCCTGCCGCGATTGCATCTGCGCAACGTATCGCAAAATCTGTCTTTGCTGCCCGCTGATCAATTCACCAATCTGAAAAGGAAACCCAAATGGACACCAAATCACTGGTAAAAAAGGCAGACGTTGCCTTGCAGGACT